TCGGGGATGACGCTTCAGTACCGCGTTCCGAGGGCGAACCCGAGCGTGCGGGAACGGATCAATTTGACGAATGCGAAGTTGCGATCGGCGACGGGAGACGTCGGGTTGCTGGTGGACCCGAAGTGCAAGGAACTGATCAAGGATTTGGAGCAGGTGACCTACAAGGCCGATTCGAACACGATCGACAAAGACCGGGACCGAATGAGGACGCACCTATCGGACGCGTTGGGATACCTGTTGTGGCAGGAATGCAGAATGCTTCCCAGAATCGGGGAGCGGCGGGAGCGATTGTTCTAATCATGGAGACGATCAACCGGGAGCATCCGGAATACATCGCGCGCAAGGCGACGTGGAGACGCTACAAGGACCTGTACTTGGGCGGCGAACAGTTGCGGGCACGCGCCGCGGAGTACCTGCTGCGGCGGAATAAAGAACCAGGCGAGATCTACCAGGAGCGGCTGAGCCGGGTGTTTTACCAAAACTACATCGGATCGATCGTGGACTGGTACGCGTCGACGCTGATGCATCGCGAGCCGGCGCTGATGCTGGAAGGGACCGACGCCGGGGCAAAGAACTTCTACAGCCTGCTGGCGAACGACTGCGACCTGAAGGGCACCAGCCTAAGCGAGTTCTTCCGCAAACGATTCGTGGAAGCGCTGGTATACGGCTCGAGCTACCTGGTGGTGGACTTTCCGCGCACGACGGGGCCGGCGCTGACGCGGGCGGAAGAAGACGCCGCGGGGACGTCGCGGGCGTACCTGGCGGACTACGGCGCGGACGAAGTCATCAACTGGAACTACGACCCGCACGGGGGGATGGACTGGGCGGTAATCCGGACGTCATGTCTCCAGCAATCGAAGGTGACGGACGCGAGGTGGGAACAGGAAACGCGCTGGATCTACTACGACCGGGAGAATTATCAAATCTACCGGAAGGCGGGCGAGGGGCAGCCGATCGAGAGAATCGACGAGGGGCGGCACGCGCTGGCCTCGCTGGGCCGGGTGCCGCTATTTCAGATGCGGGTGACCGAGGGACTGTGGCTGATGAACAGAGCCGCGCTGCTGCAACTGGAACACTTCAACAAGTCGAATGCGCTGGGGTGGGCGCTGACGATGGGGCTGTTCGCGATGCCGGTGGTCTATTCGGAACGCGAGTGGAACCAGATGGTGGGCGAGTCGTATTACATACAACTTGGACCGGAGGACCGGTTTGGGTGGGCGGAGCCGGAGGGAAAAGTCTACCAGATCGCGGCGGACAACCTGGTGCAAATGAAGGATGAAATCTACCGGGTGTGTTACCTGAACAACCAAGCGATGGGAGGAGCGTCGAGCTCGGCCAATCAATCGGCGCTGGGCAAACAACTGGACTTCGCGACCACCGCCGAAGTGCTGGGGGCGTATGGGACAACGGTGCGGGAAAGCATGAAGCAGGTGCTGTGGGCGGTGGCGGGGGCGCGGCAGGACGAAGTCTCGATCGACATTGCGGGAATGGACGAATTCGACATCAACGCCTTCAGCACGGAGTTGGACGAGGCCCAAAAGCTGCTGAACCTGGGAATCCACTCCCCCACCCTGACCAAGCAGATCTACAAGCGGCTGGCATTCCAATACCTGGCCGATGCAAGGCAGGAAGTGAAGAGCCAAGTGGCGGAAGAGATCGAAGAGGCGGCGGAGTAGGGTGGCGGGAGGCGCGGGCGGACTTCCTCGGTCGCGCGAGGATGGCGGCAGGGGAGCAATTTGCGAGGGAGTTCGGGGATAGGGGTATATGGAAGAAATCGACGTACAAGCGGTGGTGCGGCAGGCGATCCAGGAATTTGTGAACAACGAACAGGCCAAGGCCGAGCCGGCGCACAAGGCGGAGTTGCAGGAAGAGCGACGGCGGCGGGAACAACTGGAGCGCCGCGTCAACGAGCTGGTGGAGGAGAACAAACGGAGCCGGAAAGTGGCGGAGGAGGCGGAGCGCGCATCGGCAGTGCGGGCGGAACTGCAGCGTCTGGGTGTGGCGAAGGTGGAGCTAGCCTTCAAAGCGGTGCAGGACGAGATCGTGCGGAGCGAGGACGGGAGGCTGGTAGCGCGGGTCGAGAGCGGCGAGCTGCCGGTTCGCGAGTATCTGGCGGCGTTCGTGAAAGAAAATCCGGAATTTCTGCCGGCGCGCATACCCGGGGGAAGCGGAATGGCAGGGATGCTGAAGAGTCCGGCGGGCGGAGGCGAGGCGGTGACGATCGACCGAATCCGGCCGGGCATGAGCGCGGAAGACATGCGGCGGGTACGAGAAGAAATCGTGCGCGTGGCGTCGCAGACCTTAAAAGGTCTGTAGTTATAACCCGGCCCGCGGGCCGGCAAGTACAAACCAAGGAGAAAGAATGGGAGCAATTACAAATAGCAACGTCGCAAGCGCGATTGTGAAGCTGGTGGCGGCGGACGCTTTGCCGGTGCTGGTCGGAAACCTGGTGATGGGCAACCTGGTGAATCGCGATTACGAGCCGGTGCTGGCAAATGCCGGCGATACGGTGAACGTGCCGATACCGCCGACGATGGTAGCCAACAACATCGCGGCCGGCGGCACGGTGACGCCGCAGAATCCGAGCCTGGGCAATGCGCAGATCGTGCTGAACACGCACGCGGAAGCGACGTTCCAGATTCCGGACGTGACGAAGATACTGGCGGTGCCGGACCTGCTGAAGATTTACATGCAGCCGGCAGTGGCGGCGATCGCGCAGAGCATCGAAACCAGCCTGCTGAACCTGTACGCGGGGTTCACGACCAACACGCCGGTTGGGACACCGGGCACTGCGCTGACGGAAGCCACGGTGGACGCGGCGGAAACGGCGCTGTTCCTGGCCAAGGTGCCGCCCAGCGAGCAGAAGTATATCGTAGTGGACTCGGCGGCCTACTCGGCCTGGCGGCAGATTCCGCTGTTCGAGGAATTCCAGACGGCGGGCGCGGCCGGGCTGGCGGCATTGATTGACGGGACGATCGGCAAGTACAAAGACTTCTACATCTTCCGTTCGCAGTTCGTGCCGAAGACGGGGAGCACACCGGTGAACACGCACAACCTGGCGTTCTCGCGGGATGCGATTGGCCTGGTGGTTCGCCGGCTGCCGCAACCTCTTCCGGGGACGGGAGCGATTGCGGAGTACGCCGAGCTGGGCAACTTCGGCATGCGCGTAATCATGAGCTACCAGCCGAACACCTTGGCGCAGCAGTTCACAGTGGACGTGCTGTACGGATGCGGCGTGCTGCGCAACGCATGCGGCGTGCAGGTGAACACCTAACGAAGCGGAGCCGCGAAGCGGGCCGGCGGCCGAAGTAACAGAGCGGCCGGCCCGCAATGAGATGCGAGGAGAGCGGGATGGATCTGAGACTGTACTACCAGAAGATACGGGACACGGAAGCGAAGATCGCCGACGCATTTCCGGTGGTGGAGAGCTGCGAAACGCCGGACGGCGGGACCTCGGGCAGACTGACCGAAGTGACGCCAGCTTTGGCCGCGAAGCTGATTGTGGAAGGGGCGGCGCGGCTGGCGACGGAAGCGGACGCGGCGGCGTTTCACGAGGAGCGAGCCAAAGCCAAGCAGGCGGCGGACGAGGCTCTGGCGGCGGCCAAGGTGCAGATGACGTTCCTGCCAATGGCGGAATGGAACAGAATCCAGGACGCGGGGAAGCGCGCCAAGAACCAGGCATAAGGGCATGGCACTATTCACAGACGGACCTCCTTCCAGCATCGAAAGCCTGGCGGGGCTGGACTCGCAGTTACTCAGTGTGGCCAGCACCGAGGGGATCGATGTGAGGCGCAAGCTGGAACTGGCCCACGAAGAAATCGGTCTGGACCTGGATGCGTTGCTGAAGAGGCTGAGCCCGGCCGATCGCCTGATGTGGGCGGTGGTGAAGCCGAGCCTGGGAAACGTGATCGTGACTACGGCACTCAAGCTGTGGTTCGCCTATCGAACGCTGGAGCTGGTATATAGCGACGCGTACAACAGCCAACTGAACGACCGGTACATGGGCAAGCGCGACCAGTTCCA